AAGCGCGTCTTGAGCGCCTTGGGAAGCAGGATGCAGTTCGGTTCGTTCACCAGACCGATGGCGAGGTCCAGTTGCGACAGAGACAGCGCGCCACCACCGGAGGCCACGTTGTTCGCCAAAAGGCGGCTCTCGTAGTTGGAACCGTCTACCGACGTGTTGCCGGAACCGACAGCGCGCAGACGGGACCGCAGGCCCGTGTATTCGCGCGGTGCGGTGGCGTTGTCGCCCAGGATGAAGGTATCGCCCAGCTTCTTTGCCAGCGCCTTCAGGGCCATGCTTTCTTCCATCGCCCGGCGTTCGGAGCCGTAACGGTTGATCTTCACCCGGTCCACGTCCAGAAACCCGGCGATGGGGAAGCACTGTTCCGTCAGATCGTTGACGGTGCCGAAGCCTTCGGTCGGCACTTCGTTCAGCGCGCGGAAGCCCATGTTCGTGGGCAGCGAGCCTTCACGGAAGTAGCCGTAGCGGCCACCGGGGGCGGTCTTGAACGGCATCATCGACATGAAGTCCAGCGCCTCGGGAAAGAGTTCGATGATGGCGCGGGATTTCAGGTTCGGCACGGTCTTGGCGTATTCGGGAAGAGTATGGGGCATTTTTCAGTTCCTTGTGCGAGGGGCCGTCAGGCCCGTTGCCTGTTTGCGAGTTGCAGTTTCTGCATCGGAGTCAGGTTTTCGATGTCCTGACCTTGGGGGCTTGCCGGGGGGGCCGACATGCCGCGCCCGGAAAGAAGTTTCTCAAGGGCGCGGATGCCGTCCGCGCTGATGCGGTCGCCGGAAAACAGGGCTTTGGCCTGATCGGCGGGCAGCAGTGTTTCCAGCTTGCGCAGCACGTCCTGAGAACGCGCCGCTTGCTGGTCTGCCGTCCCAAGTTGGGCCATGTCCTTCTGCCATGCGGCATAGTCTGCGGCGTCCTTCCCGGCCTGATACTTTGCCAGCAGGCCCGTCAGTTTTCCGGCAGTTTCAGCCGGTGCGCCGAGTTCTTTCAGCACGCCGCCGAGTTCACCGAAAAGCGGGTCTGCGGTGTCCAGTTCCAGCGCATAGTCTGCCGGGAGGCCCTCGAATTTCAGGTCTGCCGGGATTGCGAACTCATAGGCTTCCGGCACAGCGGCTTTTCGCTCTGCCATGCGGGCCTGTTCCGCGATGGTTTCCTGATAGTGCGCGGCAAACTTTGCCACGTCCGGCTTGCCGTCAACGTGATAGTCTGCCGGAATGAACGAAAGGTCAGGCCCGGTTTGCGCCGGAACTGCGGGGTCGCCCGAGGGCAGGTCTGGCGCTTGCCAGTTGATTTTGCTGTTGAACGAGTTGTTCAGTTTCATCGGTCGTGATCCTCCTCAGATCACGGGCGATTAAAGCCTGAGCATTTCGCGCTTCCAATGCACGCGGGTCCGCCAAAATTGGCAGCAGAGAATGGACCGTCGCTTTTTCCAGCAAATCCAGCAGCATAGCCCCGTCCGGCGTTTCCAGAAGGAAGCGCAGCGCGACCCGTGTTTTTTCCCATTGCGCGGGGTCTGCCTGCCGCAGTTTCGAGAGGTAGGTCAGGACCGGGCCGGGTTCACTGAGCGGGAGCGGGAGCGGCATCTTGCATCACCTGTTCATCGCGCACGACGGTCAATTCATCGCCGCTGGCCTTGACGATGTTCTTCAGGGTCTGAATGGGGTCGATCACATTCGGGGTCTGGTCCTGAAGGATACCGAAGGCCATTTCAAGGTTGGACTTTGCCACCATGACCTGATCCTGGTTCTGCGCCTTTTGAAGGGGCGAGATCGGCTTGATGTTGATGACGCGCCGGTTGGCGGTGATTTCGCTTTCCAGCATCCCGGCCTGCACGCCCAAATACTCGACGCGCTGGATCATCGGGTAGATCAGTTCCGTCCACAGCGGCGCAGAGGG